ATTTCGGGCGATGCTGGCATTGGCTTGGCAACGGGTTTTGCTGTCTGCTGGTCTTTTGGCTTAAAGCTAAACGACATAAACTTCTTGCCGTTAGTGGAAGTCTTGAGCCATGCGCTCATCCACACCTCTTGGCCTCCAACCATTGCGGAGCCGTTGTAATCCGGGTGGTTGTCGGTCTCTTTCTTGTCGTTGCGAAAGAGCGAGCCTGAGTTGTCACGTTGTTCGTAAGCCATAATTTAATCCTTTTTCTTGAGTGCGGCGCGGGTTTTAGAATCCAACAATGTCCACAGCGCCAGCTTTTGTGGTTCATCGAGGTTTGCGTTGGCAACTACTTCCCTAGCGTGTGCGGGGTTAGTCACAACAGTTTCTTTTAGCAACTCTGCAATGTCTCGCAGTTCGTCCATTTCAGCGGCTGATACGTTGTCCTGCGCGCCTTGGTTTGGTGTGATGACTGGGGCTTGCTTTTCTTCCAAAGGCTTGCTGGCGTCTAGAATGTCGTGTTCCACAATCTCCATTGCCGCCATCCACAAGTAACGGCGGTTGTAGGTCTCTACCGCGCCAAGGTTCTGAATGGGGTGAGTGCCTTTAAGGTTGGCCTCTGCCATTGGGCTAGTAATCAGGATTTCTCCGCCGCCATCAACGTCTGTAATGGTCAGGGTAGCCAAGTCCTTGCCAAACGAAATATAGCCGCACAGACCGATCTGGTGAAATATGTCCTGAATGGTCGGCAGGAAGTCTCCCAGTTCAAAGTAAGAGTAGCCAGCAAACTTGTTCTTGCCTGACTTGCTCAGTTTCGTGCCTTGCAGTTGGATGCGTGCTTGCATCAGTTTTTTATGTACGCTCATTTGAATTCCCTTTTAATTTCGTCAAACAACTCACCACCGAAAATAGTGCCCTCGAAGTGCGGCATATCCTCATTCTCAATGGCCTCCTCCAAGTCCATCACAGCGTCAATGTAAAACTCGCTGTATGGGTCTACCAACGTCTTGAGCAAAGCCTGACCTTGCTCGTTCAAAGTGTAAAGTTTTTTTGCCATAACCCCTCCCTTTTGTGTTGCGATGTGTTTATTATGACATGGAAAAACCAAGATATTTCTAGGGGTTTACCCTAATTTACAAAAATAAATTTCTACCTTCATAATTCGCCATGAACCCAACATTCCAGCATTTTAGCGTTCAGCCCATTAATCCAAGCGAAGCAGTGCCTTGGATTTTTGGGAAGCACTATTCCAAACGGATGCCAATGGTGTCTCACGCTTTTGGTCTTTACGAAAAAACAGAGTTGCGGGGCATAGTTACCTATGGAGTGCCAGCAAGCCCATTCCTTTGCATTGGTGTTTGTGGTGTAGAAAACAAAGAGATAGTGATAGAACTCAATCGTTTGTGCATTACTGACAACATTCAAAATGGCGCATCCTTTTTGGTTTCAAGAAGTTTAAAAATGCTTCCATCGCCGACAGTTGTTGTTTCCTATGCAGACACCGCAATGAATCATGTCGGATACATCTACCAAGCAACCAACTTTTTGTTTACTGGAACAACAAAGGAAAGGACTGATATGTCTGCTGGCGATGGCAAGCACAGTCGCCACAACAAGGGTAATAGGAATGAAAGGGTAAGCCGTAGCGCAAAACATCGTTACGTCTTTTTTGTTGGGAGCAAGAAGCAAAAAGCCAAGCTATTGCAAGACCTGCGTTATCCAATAAAACCCTATCCAAAAGGCAAGAGCGAAAAGTATGACGCTGGTGGAGATGTTCAAACTCAACCACTGCTGTTTTGTGATTAATTTAAGAAAGGTATTTATGGATACATTCAACGATTTTCTGGCAGACCTAAACGCGCTCATGCGTCAACTGCCCATGACCGACATCGAATCTGTCTTGTGGCTTAACAGCTTGCAATACAACTGCGTTATGGCTGCCGAACGCATCCAGCGCGAAGACCTAAACAAAGAGAACTTTGGAGGCACAGACTAATGCACGACCCAGTAAACAACCCAGCGCACTACACCGAGCATCCTAGCGGGGTAGAGTGCATAACCATAAGTGAGTGCTATGGGTTTAACCTTGGCAACACAATAAAGTACATCTGGCGCGCCGACTTGAAGCACGACAACGCCATTGAAGACCTAAAAAAAGCCGCTTGGTATTTGCAACGTGAGATTGAACGGCGCTCAAAAGCGTGATATAGTTAAGTGAGACACGGCTAGGTCGGACTAATTACCCGATCGAATGGAGTTCCTCCCTCTCCCGCCGTTGTTTCTTTTTTAGGGAGCGTTTAAAAAGGTGAGCACTATGCCCATTGGTTTTGAAAAGCAGAACGAACTGCTTGTATATGGTGATGGCGAAGGGAATGTCGTCATTGAAGAATTTGTCGAGTCTCAGTTGCAGAACATCGGCATGGTCAAAATCCCAATTGAACGGTTTGAATATATTGTCGAGCAAGCCAAACAATTGAGGCATGAGGCTTATCACGGCTCAGAGGAGAGTAGTGATGAAGCCTAAAAATTGGTCACATTTCCAGCATTACAAAGACCGTTGCCCTCCTTGGATTAAGTTGCACAAGGAGTTGCTTAACGACCGTGCTTTTATGACGCTACCAACTGCTAGCAAGGCGCTAGCACCTTTGTTGTGGTTGCTAGCGAGTGAGTCAAAGGATGGCACTTTTGATGCATCTATTGATGAATTGACCTTTAGGTTGCGTATGCCTGAGTCAGACATAAAGACTGGTCTTAAGCATTTGATTGATAAAGGTTTTTTTGTAGATGATAGCGAAGTGCTAGCAGGGTGCTATCAAGATGCTATACCAGAGACAGAGACAGAGACAGAGACAGAGACAGAGACAGAGACAAAGAAGAGTAGAAGTGCAACACGCGGGTCGCGGTTGCCAGCCGATTGGAAACCTAATGCTGAATTAGCGGAATGGTCAAAAGCTGAAAGACCAGACTTGAATCTGCGTAAGGTGCTGGAGGAGTTCAGGGACTACTGGACATCAGTTGCTGGTTCCAAGGGCGTTAAGCTGAAATGGGACGCAACATGGCGCAACTGGGTTCGCTCACAAAAAGCTGAAAAGCAGACGTTTGCCCAAGTTGCCGCTGACGTTGCTCGGATGACTACACCGCCGCCACCCAACCAAGACGCTGCGCTGAAGGAGATCATGGCTGACAGGGAAAAAGCCGTTCCAATGCCAGCGCACATCCGAGACCAGATTAACTCAGCATTCAAGAGGGCTTGAGATGCGTAAGAAGTCAAAAAAATACAAACCAAGGGGCGTGCGCCTTGACACAATGCAATGGGTGGTCAGCGGCATGACCAAGGTATCTGCAAAGGAGTCCGAATACGTCACTATGCACCTAAAAAACATGAGTGCGCTCGACTCGCTGACCAAGGGCACGGCAACACGCCAAGAGGCTGACATCATAATCGGGGTCATAAACGTCGCTGAGGCGCTTTGTATGCTTGGGGTAGGGTCAGAGTACCGTCAGCTAGTTTTAGACGCTTCTAGCGCCCTCTACGCCGTTTGTAAGCGGTCTCTTGAGTTAAACGATAGGTTCGTTTGCCGTGGCGAGGAGCTTTCTGCCATAAAAACGGGTTATGAGGTGCATGACGCACAAATGGAGGTCGCTACTTTGGCGATGCTTGACAAAGCGTTGGACACAATTGCCGCAACACTTAAACAAAAAAAGGGGAAAATAATAAATGCCTAGAAAACTGGTACAGATTGACCATGCGATGCTCTGTAAAACAATTAGAATTTTTGAGTTTCAAGAAAAGAGATACAGCGCGCATGACTTGGCTGATGATTTGCAAATAGCCATTTTGACTTCTTGGAGGTGGTGTCGCGCTTTACACGCATATGACATTATCCATATTTGTGATTGGCGGCAAGACAAGCTAGGCCGTTATCAAACGCCTGTCTACGGGTGGGGTAATAAGTTAGACAAGCCAAAGCCGCGCAAGACCAACTTAGACCGTCGGCTTGAGTACGAGCGCAAGAAAGAATTGCGGAAGCAAGCAAGAGCAGAAAAAAAGGAAAGGGAAGAAAATGCGAGAGTATCTGAAGGAGCAAATATATGTTGATCTCTTGGGAGGTGTGGTTTTTATATTTATCGTTCATACTGTTTGTTTTTATGCTGGCGTTGCTTATGCACTCGCGTGCGGGTGACTACGAATAAGGAGAAGAACACATGAGAAAGTTTTCAGTTGTACAACAAAACCGTGCGGCCACTAGACCAGAGCGCGAAAACAACCAATGGATGGGCCATCGAAAGCAACTATGCCTACGTTGCCAAAAAGACAAAAAAACAAAAGGAGGAAGCCTCACTTGGATCGGCACGTTTAAAAAATTTATCTGCTCAGACTGCGTGACAGCCAAGTTACAGGAGAAAAACACATGAGCATTGAAATTGCGCGCAAAATCCTTGACCAAGTGAAGGACGGTTCAAATGAGTACAGCACCTTTGTTATTACAGAATCGCTCAAGGCCACAGGCGATTACACCGAAATTTACGAGTGAGCAACGCGCCCACTTTGAAAAGATTGCCGCCCAGCAAAAGCGAATTGACAATATGGCAACGGCTCGCGAACTGGTACAGATGTTCTACGCCAAAGACAAAGCCGAGCGCAACACTTGGCTACGGGAGGCGCTGAACCGCATCGCTAGTAAACGCGGGGCTGGACACGCTCAAAATATCCGCACTTCTATGACGGTAGTCAGGACGAACGAATATGAAAATGACATTACGAGATAGTGCAACTGGTCTGATTCAAATCAGAGCGGTCTGGTTAAAGATGAAAGATGCGCTAGACAGTGGCGTAGCGTTGACTGTACAAGTCGAGCGTGAGAGTCGGTCGCTAGATCAAAATGCCATGTATCATTCGATCATCCACCAAATCGCTAAACAGGCTCGACATTTAGGCTCCAGTTGGGACGCTGAATCTTGGAAGCGACTCTTGGTGGATGCCTACACCAAGGAACAATGGAGCGAATCGTCGGGGCAAGTCATTCCCAATTTGACAGG